TACCGCAAGGTTATGCAGCTGGTGGACCAGTAGGTGTTGATCCTTCTGATTGGAGAATTATACAACAAATTATTGCAGCTGGTGGTAATCCAGAAGATTACGTAAACTATGCAAATGGAGGAGATGTAGATTCTGAAGGTACATCTTATATAGATCCAACAGCAGATAATTATTTCTTAAGACAGTTTGGACAATATTTAAAAAGATTTATGCCTAATTATGATCCAGAAAGTGATGAATGGAGACATAAAAGAAATAGAGAAAAAGAACAAGGTTATGAAAATGGTGGATCAGTTTCAGAAGAAGAAAAGTATATTGAAGATTATCTTGAATCTTTACAACAACCTCCTACTGCAGAAACTCCTATGGAAAAAAAACCTTTTGGTGGAACGCGTGAAAATGTTATGGACCACATAGAAGCATTTGATAATGCACCACACCACATGGAAGAACCCATGGTTGGTATGTATGGGGAAAGAGTACCATTAACATTAGCAAGAAGAGTACAAAAATACATGGAAGGTTTAGATCCAGTTAAAAGAAACATGATTCAAGAAACATTAAATATGTTTCAAATGAAAAAAAGAATGGAAGAAATGGAAGAACTAAATGAAAATAGTGGTTTTTTTGGCCCTATTCCAAATGAGTACGAAGCATAATGTGGCAACTATTAGCTAAACCATTATTAGGCGTAGTAGCAGATGGAGTCAAAGGCTTCGTGGCTACGAAGAAAATGAAAGGTGAGTTGAAACTCACTGAAATAAAAGCTGCAAAGAAATTAAAAGAAGATCAAATTGCCGGAAAAGTAAAATGGGAGCAAAGTGCTGTTGACCAAATGAAAGGGTCGTGGAAAGACGAAGTGAGTTTAATTGTGCTACTTCTTCCAGCCGTTTTAGTCTTCACGCCTTTCCAAGAACATATACACAAAGGGTTTATCGCCCTCCAGGATTTGCCGTCATATTATCACAATTTGTTATACATTGCGATTTCAGCGAGCTTCGGCATCAAGGCCGGTGCTGGTGCTATTAATATGTTTAAAAAATAATGCCTTTTAGGTCAGAAAAACAAAGAAGATACTTGTGGGCTAATGAGCCTGAAATAGCAAAAGATTGGACGAAAGAGTATGGCAGTAAAATTGTCAAAAAGAATGTGGGTGGCACGGTCCAAAGAACAGTTAAGCCAAGAGGTTTTAACTTGATGTTACCTAATAAAAGACCTATAACAAAAATCTATTAAGGAGAATATTATGGTTGGAAAAATACACGCAACACGCGAAAAACGTAAAACACCTGGTAAAAAATTTGAAACTACCACTTATAAAAAAGGTGGAGCTGTTAAAAAAGCTTCAGGCGGAAAAGTTACAAGAAAATTAATGGGTGGTGGTCAAGGCTACAATGCTAGACTTGATGAATCTTTAGGTGCAAGACACGGTAGAAAATCTCAATCTTTAGCATCTAGAAGAAATGAATCTAAAGGCATGGAGAAATCTATGGGTAGAGGTGCTTATTCAGGTGCTTCAACTATGGCTAAAAGAGGCGGAAAGATCAAGAAGTAATGCAAGACGTTACAGCGATCTATCTAATCTTAAAAAAGATTAGAGCTCGCAGAGAAGAATTGAAGGAGATTATCGCAGCTGGATTACCTAGCTGGGATGAGTACAACAAAACCGTAGGTGAGTTTAAAGCCTACGCAATTATGGAACAGGAAATACAAGACCTGCAGAAAGATGAGGAAAACGATGACGGAGAAGGAACTACCAAAACGTAGATTTGCCTTAGAAGAAAAAGATTTATCAGTTGAAGCTGATGAAAATAATAAAGTAGCGGAAGAAAAAGAAAATAAATTTCTTAAAAAAATACAAGAAGACGCTACAAAAGATATAGAACATTTACCCACAGACAAAGTACTAGAACGTTTGCCTAATCCAACAGGTTGGCGTCTATTGGTTTTACCATACAAAGGACAAGGTAAAACTAAAGGTGGTATTTTATTGACTGATGAAACAATGGAAGAACGTGGGTATACAACAGTTACTGGTTTGGTTCTTAAAATGGGACCAGATTGTTATAAAGATGAGGTGAGGTACCCAAACGGGCCATGGTGTAAAAAAGGCGATTGGATTATATTTGGTCGTTATGCCGGATCACGTTTTGGTATTGAGGGTGGTGAAGTGAGAATACTTAACGAAGACGAGATAATTGCTGTGGTAAAAGACCCAGAGGATATCTTGCAATACAAATAAACAGGAGGATAGATGCCTGCAGATGCACAACCCAAGGTAGAACCGCAAGCTGAAGCTGACGCAAAGATGGTAGATTTACCATCAGATGGTCCATCAGTCGATGTGGAATTACCACAAAAGAATGAAAAATTAGTTAACGCTGATTCACCAGAAGATTCATCCGCTCCAGAAGTTGTAGTTGAAGAAACTGCTTCCCAAGGGGAAATGGAAGATTATGGTAAAAAAGTTCAATCTCGTATTGATAAATTAACTAAAAGATTAAGAGAATCTGAAAGAAGAGAACAAGCTGCTATTGAATTTGCTCAAGGTGTACAACAAAAGACCAAAGCATTACAAAATAGAACTCGTACTTTAGACAGCGGATATATAAACGAATTTGCAAGCCGTGTAGAAGCTGAGACTGCTGAAGCTAAAAAAGCTTTAAAAGCAGCTGTTGAACTAGGAGATACAGATGCTCAGGTAGAAGCACAGACAAAATTGTCAAAACTTGCTATAGAATCTGAACGTGTTAAATCAACTCAAGCACAACGTGAAAGATTAAAAAAGGAAATGGAGGCAAGAGGGGTTAATCCAAATCAACCACAAATGCCTAATCCTCAACAATATCAACCACCAGCACCACCACCTCCGCCGGATCCAAAGGCAGAGTCATGGGCTGATAAGAACAAGTGGTTTGGTGAAGATGAACCTATGACCTTGACATCTTTCTCAATTCATCGTAAACTGATGGAAGAAGGATTTGACCCTTCGTCTGATGACTATTATAATGAGATAGACAAAAGGATGAAGGATACATTCCCTCATAAGTTTGAACAAGGTTCAGAAAAGTTTACGCCGACTCAAACAGTCGCCTCTGCTAATAGAGGTGGTCCTGTCCAGGCGCGCAAAGGTACTGTGAGACTCACACCGTCACAAGTTGCCATAGCTAAAAAGTTAGGTGTGCCACTAAGCGAATATGCGAAATACGTGAAGGAGTAGGCATATGGAAAAAACAATGAAGACTAATAAACTACCGTCACGCGAGTCAGAAACTAGGACTAAGAGAGAACGTCCTAAAGTATGGGCTCCACCGTCACAACTAGATGCACCACCTGCACCCGCTGGATTTAAGCACAGATGGGTAAGGGCCGAATCTGTAGGACAAATGGATCAAAAAAATGTATCCGCTAGACTACGAGAAGGATGGGAATTTGTCAGAGCTGATGAGTTTCCGGACTTGGAATGGCCTCAAATTGATTCAGGTAAATATGAAGGTGTTATAGCTGTTGGAGGGTTAATGCTAGCAAGGATTCCTAATGAACTTGTTGATCAGCGAAAAAAATATTTTGCACAAGTTACGCAAGATAAAGATGACGCGATTGCCAACGATCCATTAAGGGACCAACATCCTAGCATGCCAATCTCGAAAGAGAGAAGTTCTCGCGTAACCTTTGGTGGCAAGAAAACTTAATAGTTTACTAACACATAGTTACACAATTTTAACACACTCGGGGTGAGTGTGTTATAACAAATTTTTTCAGGAGAAAAAATCATGGCTAATAACGACGCGCCATTTGGTTTAAGACCTGTAGGCGAATTAGGAAGCGGCATTCAAAATGGCGGTACTTCTAAATACAAAATTGCAGCTGGCTATGCTACTGCGATTTATAAAGGAGATATCGTTAAGTTAGTTGCTGCAGGAACTGTGCAAGTTAGTGGAAACGCTGACACTGCGAACGTTGGAGTTTTCAACGGTTGTTTCTATAATGACCCTACAACTAAAAAACCAACATGGTCAAATTACTACCCTGGTAGCATAACACCTACTGTGGGCGATATAGAAGCGTTCATTTACGATGATCCAAACATGCTCTTCGAAATTCAAGACAATGCAACTCTAGGACAAACTGCTGTTGGCGATAACGCTGACCAAGTTTATGCTGCGGGTTCTACTGTCAATGGTCAATCTAAATCTGAGCTAGGTGCTGCTGCAGGCGGTGCTGCTCAATTAAGAATCATCAGAATTTCTGAAGACCCTGATAACAGTGACATTGCTAGTGCTAATGCTAACTGGATCGTAAGATTCAACGAGCATCTGTACTATAACAATGGCGCTGGCGTATAAACCTAAGGAGATATTGAACAATGGTTATTTCAAGAATGCAATTGGTCAAAGAACTCGAACCTGGTTTGAACGCCCTGTTTGGTTTAGAGTACGACCGATACGAAAATCAAGACAAAGAAATATTCGATTCAGAATCATCTGATCGTGCTTTCGAAGAAGAAGTAATGCTTGGCGGTTTCGCTAATGCAGCTGTAAAACCGGAAGGTCAAGGAGTATCATACGAAGATGCTCAAGAAACTTACACTGCTAGGTACACCAACGAGACTATTGCTTTAGCTTTTGCACTTACAGAAGAAGCTGTAGAGGATAATCTTTACGACAAACTTAGCACTCGCTATACTAAAGCATTAGCGCGTTCTATGGCTAACACTAAACAAGTTAAAGCTGCAAACATTCTTAACAGAGCGTTTAACAACTCTTATCTTGGTGGGGATGCAAAGGAGCTTTGTGCGACTGATCACCCAACTCTTAGTGGCGACCAAAAGAACGAGCTATCAACTGCAGCTGACTTAAACGAAACTTCGCTTGAGCAGATGTTAATTGATATTGCTGACATGAAGGACGAAAGAGGAATGAAAATTGCTCTTAGAGGTATGAAAATGATTATACCAGTAAACCTTCAGTTTGTAGCTGAGAGACTAATGAAATCTGCTGGTAGAGTAGGCACTGCTGATAATGATATCAACGCAATCAAATCAATGGGTATGGTACCTGAAGGATATGTTGTAAACAACTTCCTTACTGATACTGATGCGTTCTTCATTAAAACAGATGCACCTAATGGACTTAAACACTTTGTAAGAGCTCCAATTAGAACTGCTATGGAAGGCGATTTCGATACTGGAAACGTTAGATACAAAGCCAGAGAAAGATACAGCTTCGGCTGGTCTGACTGGAGAGGTATCTTTGGTTCACCAGGAGCTTAATTAATCTTTAAAGGGGCGAAATTAGTTCGCCCCTTTATCCTAGTAAATAGTTACGTAGACTGGCTAGGCAGACGGTATAGAGACGACGTAACAAATGGCCTATACAGCCAAGGAGTACAAATGGGTACAACAACTTTTTCGGGTCCGGTAAAAACGGGTCCAGTAATTAGCGGAGCCACATCAGGTGGTTATCGCGGTAAAGATTTAAAAGACACTAACTGGGTATCAAACTCATTAGCTCGTTATTTTCAAGAACCATCAGCGGCAGATACAGACGGTATTTGCGCTTCACAAACAACTTCAGCGGCAGCTAACTTGGTATTAAATGGAGCTTTATGTGCTACTGTTAATGGCAATTCAATTTATGCACCAGCTCTTGGAAGTGCAGTTTCAACAACTGCTGACGGAGCGTGGGCAAGAAAAATTGGCATTACAAGTGATGCTAATGATTCAGGAATCACCTTCACTGTCACTGGAACAGATGTTAATGGAAAAGCTTTAAGCGAAACTATAACAGGACCAAATAGTGGAACTGTGTATACTACTAATAGCACAGCAGCGAACTTTAAGAGCGTAACTAAAATTGCTACAAGTGGTGCTACCACTGGTAATATTACCGTGGGAACAGCGGCTGTGGCAGGAGATGTTTATTGCAGAGCGCTAGGAACTATTCCTTACCAATCTACCATTACTGGTATTAAGGTATGGGTGGCAGAAGCGTTTAATGCTGGAACAGCAGATCCAATGGAAATTGGAAAATCTGATGATCAGGATTATTTAGCAGACATTGCTACTGGTGTTATGCGTGCAGTTACAACTACTGGTAATACTGGTGGAGCTGTAACTGTGGATGCTAC